GTTGCCTACTGATTTTCTGGAAGGTTACCGATTAAATTTAACAGCCGATGCTGATTTTAAAGTATTAAGATACGTTGCACCTAATCAGTTATCTTTACACCACCGTTCTGGTACTGGCCAACCAGCTTTTTATACTATCTCAGATGTTATAGAGTTTGAGGTAAAACCAGATAGTGAGTATGCTTACGAATTTTCATACTACCCACAAGCAACTGCGTTATCAGATAGTAATACCAGCAATTTTGTATTAGCTAGTTACCCTGATGTATATCTAAGTGGGTGTCTTTTCCACGCTTTTAGATTTTTACAAGATGAACAACAAGCCAGTAGTTGGTTAGGGCAGTATAAAACATCTGCGTGGACAGCATCAGAAACATATCGTAGGCCAAGAGCATCACAAGGTACGATTGGCATAAAAACCGATTCGGCTAACCCATAATGGCTACCCAGACATATACATTTGGTGATTTTCGTCCTGATTTGCCCGACATAGGGACACAAGGGGTTACGTTAGCAAAAAACGTAGTACCGCACCTAAATTCTTATTTGCCTTTTAAGGGTATGTCTATAGATACAACAGCATTAACGGCATATGCAAGAGGAGCTATAGCACTATCGGACAAAGATGGTAATACAGAAATGTATTGTGGTGATGAAACTAAATTATACCGATTAGTTAATTCGAGTGGTGTATTAACTTGGACAAGTGTAGGCGGTTCAACTTATTCAACAGGTGATGAAAATTATTGGCAGTTTATAAAATGGGGCGAAAAAGTTATTGCGACTAATCGTGACAATAATATTCAGATAGCCAATTTTGGTGGTGGTACATTTGGTGATTTAGGCGGTAGCCCACCGAAAGCAAAACAAATAGCTGTAGTAAGGGGATTTATTGTTTTAGGTGATATAGATAGCGGAACAGAATTTGTAAGCCGATTACAGTGGAGTGGATTAGAAACGGAAACGTCGTGGGGTACAGTCCCATCAACGCAAGCAGATTTTCAAGATTTAGTAGGTGATGGCGGTAAAATAATGGCTATTGCTGGTGGCGATATTGGTATTGTATTTCAAGAGCGTAGCATATGGGAAATGGAATATATTGGTTCGCCTATGGTATGGAGAATCAAAGAAACGGCAGTAGGAATGGGAACTGCGGCATCTAAAAGTGTAATTCGATATGGCAATTCGGTATTTTTTCTTTCACAAGACGGTTTTATGCGATATGACATTGGTGGTGGTTTAACGCCTATTGGTGATAAACGTATTGATCAATGGTTTTTTGAAAGAGCAAATAACCTTAAATACCATAGAATTACAGGTATTATTGACGTACCTAATGCAAAAGCTATGTGGAGTTATTGTAACGGCGATGGCGATCCAGATGAAATATTAATTTATGATTGGAAAACAAATAACTGGAGTTATGCAGAAGTTAGTCATGAAATGATATTTGCAGGGCGTGGTGTAGGATATACGCTGGATGGACTAGATGCGGTATCTACATCATTAGATGCACTGCCAGCTTCATTAGATGCAGACATCTGGAAAGGTGGGCAGTTAGCAGCTTATGTATTTAATACCGAGCATAAATCGGGAACATTCGGCGGTGCAGCGTTAACAGCCAGATTAGAAACTGGTGAAATTATGAGCGAAGATATGGATATGTTATTTCTTGATAGAGTGCGTCCATTGGTAGAAGGTTCAACGGCAACCAATACGGTTTATTTAGCAACCAGAAATACTTTAAATTCTGATTTTACTTATGGTTCTGGCGTGACACAAAATGTAATAGGCGAGCATAACTTTAGAACACCATCAAGATATATTAGATTACGATTAGATATAGCTAATGGATTTGAAAAAGCAATTGGGTTACGAGCCAATCTGTCAACTGGAGGTGTACGTTAATGACACCAGAACAACTTGAACAGATCAGAATATTTAACCCAGAGCTATATAACATTTACACTCGCCAAATGGCTGGTGATACGCCTTATGATTCTTCAGCACGTAGAGAAGGTTCACGAGTAGATACAGGGCAAGGTTCTTATTATCACGTTGACGCAGATGGCAAAATAGATCGAAGTAAAGAACATTTTGTTAGTGCAAAAGATATTCCGTTTGATCGTCCGGGTTGGGTAACTGCGTTTTACGGGTGGAATGAAAACCCTGAACAAATTTTTAATAAAATTCAAGGGTGGACAACAGAACAAAACCCAAACGAAAAAAACCGAGAAAACTTTAATCGTGATTTAAGGGCATACGCATCTAAGTCTGAAGAAGCATCGATGCGAGAGCAACAACAGTTATTAAATACATTTCTGGATACAGGTAACATACCAGAGGGGTTACGTTCTGGTTTTGCTATTGACGCTTTGGATTATGCGTTTAGAGAAATGGGGCGAGGACAACAAAGGAAATCTCCGGGATTCTTAGAAAGTTTTGTTAGTTCTTTTGATCCAGTAAGAGCGTTTATTGGTGGAGCAGATAAAGAGGCGGCTAGGGCTGGTTTAGATGCAATAAGGCCAAAAGGCGATGATAAATATAGTGATGAATATTGGGAGTTAGACGGACAACAAATAGTATTACCGGAACAAGGTATAGATGTTGCGAGAAACCAAACTTCAGAAGAAGCAATAGCAGAACGAACCGATGCCTTTAATAAAGAACAAGCAAATACTACTAACAGAAATTTAATAACCGATGCAGATGGTACAGAAAGCGGACAAGTTGGAACAGCTACTAGCACTGTTCCCCAAAGTGGCGATACAGAGGACGCTCGAAGAAAATGGGAGCAAATACTAGATATTTATCAAGATTATGGAACTGCCCTAAATGTGTACAGACAATTTTACCCACAACACGCTGGTTATACCCCATCAGGAGCGGGGCAAGGTGGTGTTGGTGCTGGTGCTGGTGGAAGAACTGGCGGTACTGGGCAAAGTGGAAATAATGTAGATCAACAAATAGGCGGACAACGAAAAAGGCCATTACCTCCGCAAAAATACATGGGTTCGTTTATTAATCCTTATGCTGGTGAAGGACGAGATGCACCGTTTGTGCCAATAACTAATTTATCGCAATTTGACAATGTAGGTTTACCAATAAAGTTTAACCCAGCAGAAATAAACGTATCTGAATTTGTTAATAAAGCAACGCCATTAGGACTTGGTGCATTAACACCATACGATCCAAATCCAGTAGGTACAGAAGGGCAAGGCACTAGAAGTGGAAGGATAACGGCCAATACGTTAACTCAGCCGATACAAAAACAACGCCCTCCATTTTCCAGTATGCGAAAAAATGTTAGTCGTTTAGATGAATATTTAAACAAAGAACCACCTAATTTTATAAGTGGGATTAAACCAAAGGGTTCTCGATATAATATAAATTACAATTTTTCACCTTATGCACCAAAACAGTTTTTAGGCGGTAGAGGTGAGTTAAGGCCACCATCGGTGGTAAGCGGTAGAGGAAGTCCACGATTATCATTACGTCAACGAGAATTAAATCGATTTATTAGGGATATAAGATAATGGCAACAAAATATTTAGAACAGACGTCAGAGTCAGCACCTTATTTAAAGGAAGATATTGATTACATAGCTGATGAGGCAAGACGAATTTATGACGAAGGTGGTATGACACCTTACGATCAAAGCACTATTCCTGATATGTCAAAAGAACGAATGGAAGGTTATGAAGGTATTACCAACATAGCAGAAGGCGGTGGTTTTCGTGGTGCTGAAGATTATCAAGATTTATTAGCAAAGACTTATAGGGGTGACTTTTTAAGCCCAGACAGTAACCCATATGTAAAAGCGGTATTTGATAATATGGCTTCTAATATTACCGATCAATATTCAAAAGTAACTGCACCGCAACTAATGAGTCGGTTTGCACAATCAGGCCGTATGGGTAGTGGGTTGATGCAACAACAACAAATGGATACTCAAGAAGCGTTAGCTCGTCAATTAGGCCAAGCTGCAGATCAAACATACTTTAAAAATTACATGGCAGAACGGGGTTTAATGGATAGTGCTTTACGGTATGCACCAGAGGCAGAAGAATTAGCATATGCCGCACCTACAAGATTAGTTGATGTAGGTTTAGATAGAGAAGCATTTGAACGTGAAAAAATGTTAGAAGAACGTGATATTTATGAACGACAAGATCAAGATAGATTAGTCGATTTAGGT